CAGATGGTGTGTGCGTATGGTCTTTGCTGGATTGGTAACAAAATATCCTGCTTTGTCGATCTCATAAGCTATCCTGTTATCACATCCCAGCTTACCAGAATAGAAATCACCATCCACATTTATCTCTGATCGGAATATCCATACATCTTGACTGCCTCCAGATTCACATTCCAATCCACCACCAACATTGTACCTGGTCAATGCATAGCATTCTCGATCCATTATATTCTCAATGTATTTTACAGATTCATCGAAATAGATATCATTGTTTGCAATTATCTTAACTCCTCCCACATGATTGGCATAATCGAAAAAATCATTATAGGTAGGCCGATGATCTATGAATTTCTGGTTGACTGTTGCAGGTAAATCAAAACCCTCATTTAACACATACACATCGAGCAAAGGATTGCTAATGTTTCTTTCCAAACATTCAATGATCTCCTCCTGCCTATGGTTGTTCTTTGATTTATATAGATTGATAAACAGATTCATTATATTGGAATGAATGCCAATGTACATCTGCAATTGATTGTGTTTCTGGCACTGCCACTGGCATCGGCTGGGTATTGTAAATCTTCACCTCCTACATAAAATGTATCTTCTTTTGCTCTTTTCTGACCATCGGCAGCCATGTGATCTGTTCTTGCTCTATCATCAAAAGTGCTTATCCATTCCTTGTTCAATTTAAGTCCTGTCATATCTGCCCCTGCCATTGCCCCGATGTTACTGGCCCTTATCGTTTCTGTTCTGGCAATCATTACAGCCCTAACATTTGTCATGTGCTTGATGGATGCTTGTATTGTTGCTGCTGTTGTTTGTATGCTCTGGCCCTCTTCAAATGCTGCACTGATAATATGGTTTACTTCTTTTACAGTTGTATCACTCATTTCCTTAACCAACAACTTTTTGTCTGGCCCTCTCATCCCTGCAGTTTCCACTGCCTGAATCACCTCCCTCATAAAATAGTCATCAGTAAACTCAGCTTTTGTTAATGTGCCAAATACAGCTTTGCCGAATCTCCTGCCCACTGTGTAATAGATATCAATCATCATATCTTTGATTGGCTGCTCATCAACCAATGCCTCAACAACAGAGCTGGTCAACTCATCAATTCTATCAGGTAAAAATTCCATGATTGGCTTTAGCTGTTCTTTCAGCCCTTTGCGACTTCTGCGAATAGAGCTTTTGTAATAACTGGCTCTGGTACGTTCAACAGCATTCCAGATGTCTACCCTACGAGTTCGTGCCATTGAGCTTTAATTGTTTCAATGTTTCTTTTAATTCCTTTGGTGTATAACTTGTGCTGTATGCTTTCTCCAGTGTTGCATCAAATCCCAATGGTATGATTGAGGTTGGTGCAAATACATCGTCCATGCCATCTACATCAAGTTTGCCCATGCCCATTCTTACCCTCTTTTCATTTGGAGTTAACCACCATGAGTTAGTTAATATTGTAGCCAACATCTGCTCATCCTCTTTTAGCTCTGTAAAGATTCCTTTGTCCATTTCAAGCATGTACTCTTTGCCATCCTGTTTCTCAAAATGAGGTACTAGCCATCGATTGAATTCATCAGCGATCAGTTCCATCTCTGGAATAACAACATCACTGATGCCCGATCTTTTGGCCTCCTTCATATTGCTATATGTCTTATTATCAGGATCGTTGAACAATTGACTTGATAAATTATACAGATTACATATATCTCTCAAACTCATCTTTTGTGATTCGATCAGTTCCAAATCTGTTGCAGGTAGTCCAATTTGTGTCCATCCCATTTTTGCACCTGATACAATGATACGTCCATAATTCTCGGGCCCTCCATACTTCTGAGCATACTTTGTTTCCAGTGCATCAATCTGCTCCTGAGTCATTTCAACATCATCATCAACAGACAAGATTCCTTGTGCGCCCAAATTCTGCAACAACTTCATGGATGCTGTATAGCTATCATTACTCTGAGTGATCACTCTCCTACCTGCCTCGATTGGTGACATGCCTCTCTTGCTATTACTATCAGGATTCCAATACTTCATATATATAACTTTCTCTGCTGGTATTTCTGTTCGTCTTGCTCCTGTCTGTACCTCATACTTTTGAGGGATGCCGAATGCATCAAATCCAACTGACATCAAAGGGGGTGCAATAGTCCATAACTCTTGTGGCACTCCCATGTTCACTCCGTTGTCTGGTGATATCTGATATACAAATGATTCACCACATAGTAATTTATACCCCAACATTGATTCAATGAATTCACTCTTACCCTGTGTTGGGTTTGGCCTGTTCATCAAGTCCAACAATGAATGTTTATAAACTTCCTGTTTCTCTCCATCTACGATCTCAAAGAGTTGCCAATGGGTCATGGCTGCCTTTTTTACTATCCAGTTGATTACAGAATATACATTGGCATTCTTTTTATATCCTTGTTTGATATATGCTTTTTGATCACCTCCCATGTATGATACCACTGCATCATTAACAGTGCTGACCTGTACTCTTTGTAATCTCTCAGCTTTGAGGTGTATGTTGGTAAATGGTATTTTCATTTTATGCGAATATTAATTTTTTCTTATGTTGTAATTTATTAAGGCATACATACCTGATTGCATCAATGCAGTGATTGAATAGATCAATAGGTTTTCCAAGTAGATCACCATTTTTGTTCTCGGCCCACTTGTATTGATTCAACTCCTTTTGCAAATTTACAGAATTAATATGTACTTTTATTTTATATCGTTTCATCAGATCAATGCCATGCTGTATGCTGTCCTTTCCTTTACGAGCTGGTTTGATGTTCCACCTATCTCTGAATAACTCCTCAATACTTTTTGGCTCGGCACTGTCTGCTATGATCTCATCACTCTTGCTAAGATACAGCCCTAACCTGGTGCTGATATCATTGTTTGTTAATCCTGTTTCGTATATATGCTCTGTAAGGTACAAACAATCACTCATATATCCTACCCTGACCAATGCAGTTGGATCATTACTATAACCCCAATCAAGGCCATACGCAATCCATTTGCATTCTGGCTCATCTGTGAATGTTTCGTATTGGAATATCTTTCCTTTGATCAGTCCACCCCATTCACCTAATGCATATATCTTGTAATAATTCTCATCGATGTTCTTTAGGTTTTCAATCTGTTTCTTTGCCTCCTCTGGTAAGAATGGATTGTCTTTGTATGTGCTGTGTATCACATCACAATCCTCCTGCTTGATCACCTTTGTATTGATCCATACGTTTTCATCCACTGGATTCAATGATAAAAACAACTGATTAAAATGATGCGCTGCTCTGTTTCTTATCTGCAATGTAAGGTAATCATCATAGGTAAATTCGTTGGCCTCCTCCATCCATATATCATTCCACTCAGTTGATTTGATTTTCTCAGGATCATCAATGCCAGTAAAGTGAACAAAGTTAGTGCCTATCTTTAATGTCCTCTCTGATTTGTTATGATTGCAAAATTGATGGTAATCGTAATCTTTTAACAGATCAATGAATAGCTTATAAGCACTGATCTTTAAAGCTGGTAGGGTTTTCCTGGTAATGAGTAATTTATAATTCTCTCTTGTAGTTAAACGATATATAAACATCTGACATAGTGAATGGGATTTACTCGATCCAGCACCACCCTTATTTATCACTGTCTTTGCTCTGCTCTTTTCGTTCTTCTGAAATAGCTCCGTTACTGTTACTCTTCGGGAGTTGTTCATGCGGTGTGAATATAATTTGTTTCACTTCATTAACGTTTGCTGTTACCTGTACAGGGATCAGCTTTGATGCTATCTTGTAAAAATCTGTTTGATTCTCTTTGGCCCATTTAACAATACCATACTTAGGGTCTTTCTCCAGTGCCATATAAGCATCCATGATCAAATCTTTGAATGCTGTTGTATGGATATTTTGTGATCCTTTTTGTCGGCCTCCTGTCTTATTACCATACTTATCGGCCATATCTAATAATATCTATTTTAGATTTCATCAGTTCATTAAATCTTCTAAGGTATTAATATAATCATAAATATACTGATCTAATACTGAATACTCATAAGAGATTCCAATATTATCTAATTGAATATATAATCCATTCTCTGTTAAATATACCATTCCTTAATTTACAAATATAATAAAATATAGTTAATACTAATAATAATAGTGTAATTGAATAGTTTTAAATAGCTCATAAGCAACCTGTGGTACAATTGCATTACCCAATCCCTTCAATCTGTGTACTCTGTCTTTCACTCCTTTGGCAACTCTCGGGATGTCTGGCTCATGCTCCCAATATCTGTCCATCCAGGTGGATATCCCATCAGCCATTCCACCCATGCTGGATTCAGTTGGGCATTCGTTCCTTGTGCTTTGCTGGTTATCCTTGAATCCAATAATAATTTGCTCCCTATCTGCGCCCCTGATGGTCTTTTTTCTCCTCTGTCTTTCCGTTTTGCTGATTTGTGATCCAACCTTAAATAATCCCATGCTGTCGGTGTTGGGAACATAGCTAACGATCCA